GAGTAGGTAGTTTTAGAACGCTTGTTTATTTTATTGTGAGGAGATTGAAAGATGATACGAATATCAAGGTCTGGGTTAGCTGCTTTTACAGCTTTCATCTTGCGTCTTTGCTCTGGAGGAAAGTAACCTTTAGTTTCCAAGTAAACATCCCCAACTTTAAAATCAGGGATGTACTTAGCTTCTATTGTGTATGTCAGCTTCTCGCCCTCATACTGGTACGGTACTTTCATCGAGTCAAGCAAGTCAGCAACCTGCTCTTCCAAATGACTACGCATTAGAAGTCATCCTCTTCAACGGAGCATGGAGCTGCGTCTATGTTTGGCTCTTCGACCTTGAAGCCAGTTGTCTTACCAAATAAGTCTGATGCTTGATCGGCTGACATGTCACCTGTATCCACTACGCCAGCTCCACTGTTAAGACTAACAATTTGAACTGCCTTTAGTTTTAGTGATGTACCAATGTCACCGCTTGGAAGTACGTATGGCTTTTGGAAGAAAGCTAACTTAACTTTACTACCGCTGTAGACTGGTGTGTCTATATCTTTAATTTGTGTTCCTTCTGTATCAACAACGACAGGTATAATCTTGTCGCCATCTCTCCAGCTGAAACGTATATGGTATGCTCCTTTCTGATTATCTATCTCTTCCCAAGGCTCTGGTTTAATTGTAACCCTTTTAGGGTTCTTTGCCTTGCTCTTAGCCCATTCAAGTGCTGATAGACGCTCTTCTTCGAGTTTTGATACAAGTGACTCGTCAACAAGAGCTGATAACTTGTAGCCCCACTCACCTGGTTTTAGAATAGCTTGAAAGCCATCAAGTGTTACAGGTTCTGGAGTTACGTAGGTGTTTGCCATAATTAACAGAAAAAATAGGTGGAATTTGAAACAACTTTGGGATCTAGTGTCCCAACGATGGGTGGTGGTTCTGAGGCGTTGATTGTCTCTGCAAATTTAGAGAGCCAACATTCTTCGGAAAAGATATTGGTGTAGGTTTCTCGCACAAGTGCATTGAGTGTTCCCATATCTCCTGCTCTGCAAAGAACAGAGTCATGTATGACTGTGAATGGTTCATCGAACTTTGTGAATGATCTGTGAAGGATCGAAGCATCGAATGAGTGAATATAGTTTGGGGCAGTGCTAGACTTATGCTTATTAGGACTAGGTGATGTTTTACCAGTTGGTAATCTCACTTGTGTACGTCCAAGCAGCTGCAGCTCCATCCGCTCTGTTTCAATGTCATCTCTTCTTTGATTAACAACAAAACCAGATGGTGTGACCCATTCAACTTCAGTAGCACCATTTCTGATGTACTGTCCGACATGTTTCTTTATCCAACGCATAACTTGCATAGGCCCTGGAACTATAGTGTCCATGCTGCTGTAGACAGCGTTTACGACCTGTGTGAGTTCGTCCTTTGTGGGGTCGATACCCTCTTCAAGTAATGCTTCACGTATGTACTTACGACTACTATCCTTAGTAGCATTGTAGGGAATAGTCATCACTGTGCGTTTGCACACAGCTCTATTCATCCAACGGTGCATGTATGTAGGTAAGAACTCTTTAGCTTGTTCAGCCACCGCTTTGTAAGCGTCACTAGGTTTGTCACTAGGTACAACATTTACAAGCTCTGCTGTGCTTTTGTCTCTAGCTAGACCAGCAAGGATCTGTAGACCAGAGCATGTCGCATCAACTGCGACCATAAGACCAGTGGTTAGCTTGTCTTTAGCTATACAGCAGTGGTAGTATTCATGGCAAGCAGCCATAAATTGCCAAGGCTCATCAACTTCTTCCCATAAAGGTAAGTAACCTTCTGGGTCGGTAGCGACCTTGGTAATGAGAGCAATATTTTCAGACACCCATTGATGTCTGTCCTCTAGCGTTGCTTTGTCCAATCCGTAGGTTGTAGCTACTTGGAAAGATAACCAGAGTTCTGCCTCATCTGTCACACTAGCCTCATCAGCAAACCTTAGTAACGCTTTACCAAAGTCTGTATCTTGAGGGGTCAAGAAGGCTGGGATGGGATATGCTCTACCTCTGTAGTCAAAAGACCAACATAAATAAAAGACATCATCCTTAAACTTCTCAGCAGCTTCTAGCTGTGTGCGTGTTCTTACTGATCGTTTGAAATTGATACGGTCAGCGTTATGAGCTTCAGCCATAGCTCGTCTCCAAGCTAGGTTGCTCTCCTGATTTTCGTCTGCATCTACAGGACGAGGTAACTTCGTGCTAGGTGATATAGGTATAAATTTACCTATAATTCTACCTCTCAACCTCATCTTATCTGCTATGTGCAGCACGTGCTGGTTAACACAGTACTTCACCCGCTGTAACTTGTTTAAGAAGTTCATCGGTGTTTCTCCGTGTATTATGGAGGGGTTACCCTTTCTAGTAAGATCATGACCTTTCATCATGCTGTTGGTAAGGTAGCCACCATAAATAATCTGTCCTTGTTCATAACCCCAATCGTCTGGTATCACTAACATTGGCCAAGGTATGCCAGCAAACAACTCAGCTGATTTGATGAGCTCCGCTCTCTTCTGGTTAAAGAGATCAGTGGGTACTACCCTATACTCATACTTCTTGCGGTGTGTCTTACGTTTGTTGATGGTAAACCATTGAGTGGATTCCATTACAACTTGTAGTGCCCACCTACCAAGAGAGGTCTTTGTTTTAACATTCCAGGCAGACCATTTGATGTTGCGTTGTCCAAACTTTTGACTAGCAATGATCTCCTTTTGTTTTGTACCACAAGAATCATGAAAGTATTTCTCGCTGATGTAGTGCATCAAAGCGGGATACTCTCTCTTGTACCATCGAAACTTACACTCTGATTCGAGTGCCGATCCAATGGCAACCATCGTGGGAGTGATGAGGTTAGCACCTCGTTGTGTACTAAATACTCTGTCAAATGTGACCTTGAGTATGATGGTTGAGATGGCTAGTGGTTCAAGGGTGTCAAGGTGCTCGGCAATTTCTTTATAGAACTTACCAGCTTGACCTTTGTTGAGTTTACAAAATGTAGTCTCAACGGTTCTCATCAGATATGGTAAAGCCTCTCTGATTGATGACACCCCATAAACGCTTGCGGAAGCGTAGGATTTCTCCTCTAATTTCTGCATGGAGTCGTGCAGCCTTTGTCTCCCACAGCTGATCGCTTCCTGTTCCAGCAGGAACTGTCGATGTAGGTTTGTATGCGTCACCATAGGCTAAGAAAAGGGAGTATTCGTAATCATCGAGGTGGTCGATTTGTCTTTGTGTGAGATTAGATGTCATAGGATTTACACTGTTGTTCATAGGGAAATACTTTGCAGTACTCCTCCATGTTATTGAAACAAGTCCAATTTGGCAAGTAAAAACCTAGCTCATACTCTGGGTTTCGTTTGGTGATGAGCTTGCCCTGAGAGGCAAGAATAACGAGCAAGTTGTCAATGATAGGTGGGCCACAGGGGTCAATCTCTAGCATAACCTCGCCAGTTTCATCGTTGATGTAGTAACCGAGTCTGTCAAGGATCTCGGATAAGTCACATGGGTTCATGGGATGTCGGTTTGGGTGTCAAGTACAGCATTACTGGTCATGACTACATAGTCGTGGTCATTCATAAGTAGATCTTTCATGTAGCGTTTGGCAGCGTTGGCTTGGCGGTATGCCCGCTCCTGTATCTGTCCGTCTGATTTGACCGCTCGGACTACACATACATAGGATGCGGGTAAATTCCAGGTGAGAGCTGCCTCATGCCCCATGTCAAATGTCACCTCAGTTAGCTCATCGGTGGCTTTCCACTTGTTGAGTTCAGCGATTCTGTTGTCAAACTTTCTTTTGTTTCTGTCCATAATGATGTTCTTGGGCGTACATTTCTTGTGGCGTAGGCTAGTAGGCTAAAGACAGAGAGTACCATCCATAAACCAAATAACCACCACAGTCCCTCGATGATGTCATCTTTGTGAAACATCAGACGAGTTCTTCATCAAATCGTTTCATGGCGATCTCAGCTTGCTTGTCCTCATCGTAGTAAGGAAAGGCAGCCTTGACCTCCTCAAAGATAGCTTCGAGGCGTTCTTGTGCGTGTGGTGTACTCATACTTCTCGCACCTCCAGCTCCTTGGTAATCATGTCTATCATTTCCACGGATAGATCTTGCTTAAGGCAGTTCCGTAAACAAGTGGAGCTACGGTGACGTATGAGTGTCAACCATGCTTGTTCTTCGTCTCGTGTCAATTCAAATCCTCCTCTTGGTTGATGTTGCGTAGGTTGTGTGCCTCAACGATGTACTTGTCACCGTCTCTAGGACTTTGCATAATACGTCTGAGTCTAACCATTGTGGTGTCAATGGAATCAAACACTCCACATATTGTACCATCGTCTAAGTACGGAGAGGTACGTGTGATTGTAAAGACAATCGGGTCATCAGTGCAATCAAAGGTTTTGATGTACTGCTGTTCGTCTGTTGGTTTGAGGTTGATGATGTCAGCCATGTGATTGAAGCCAAGTAAGTGAGCGTTGCATTGTGGAAGGGTCGTCATTGAACTTGCCAAAGGCTACGTTGCATGAGTCGCAGATGTAACCTCTGAACCTATCAGTTTTATGATCGTGGTCAAGAACCCAGTTAGCAGTATGCCTACCGCATGCTGGGCAGTCGCCTGGGGCAGGTATGGGATGCTGCCGTCTCAGTCTACGTCTGACCGTTGCTTGTCTGTTGGAGCAATGTTTGCAAGTATTCTTACGACCTGCTCCCACAGTGCTAAA